TTTTTTTGGCCATATTTATTCCTATTAGTTAAATCCTTGCTTATTTTGTTTTGCAAGAGATACTCCGGCACGCAGTTTAGCTAAATTTTCGTTTTGTTCAAGCTTATTTTCATTATTTTGTTGATTCATTAAAGCTTTCATCTTGTCTAAATTTATCCTATCTTCAGCTTCCTTACGTTTTTGCTCGTTTTCCATAGCTCTTAAGTCAACTTCACGTGATTTAAGCTTCAATAATGGATCAGAATCAAATTGAGAAGTAATTTGGTTCTCCTCTTTCATAAAATCAGATGTCATTTCAGCTACTAATACAGCTTTTCTAGATTCAATCTTTTGCATTACCATTTGTAACTGTTGTGCAAGAGCAGGATTTTGAGCTGCTTGTTGTTGTAACATAGGTAATTGTTGTAATTCTTTTGAAAACTCTAATTGAACTTGTTCTTGAGCCATGATTGAGATGTGTTCAAGTATATTTTTTTGAACTGCAGCAACTATAACTGGATTATTTCTAACCATGTTTAATTGCATAAAATTTAAATGAGCTTCAATGTGTGCTCTATGATCTTGTCCTGGGAAAGCTTGAAAGGGTTGAGAACCCATTGCACTAATATGTTCTAAACTTGGATCCATTGGCATTGGTCTTGCAGGTGGTGGTAATATCAAATCAATATTATCTACACCAATCGCTTGATACATATCTTTGTAAGCTTGATACAAATTATGAATTTGTGGATTAGATTGAGCAAGTTGTAATTGAGTTTGTGCTAAACTAATTCTTTGAGTTTGAGAAAATATATTTGGATCTGCAACTGGAACAATATCAACTCTATCGTCAAAGTCCGCAACTTTAATTTGTTTATTTCCACCTACTACATCATATGGATATATGGGTGGTAGATATGTTTTAAATACATTTGCTAATAATTTAAATTCTTGTTTTAATGAAGCATATATTCTTTTGTGTATTGCTGACATAACTCTTGAACCACGTTCCAATAACGCTAACGTTGTACCCACAGCCGCTTGTTGATTTCCTTCACCCACTTGATTATCTGCGATGCTCGCGAAACGTTGACCTGCTTGCACTACAATACCCATTAAAGAAAGTAATGTTTGATCTGGTCCTTTGAATGGTAATGGCATAAATGCATCTTTTAAATTTCCTCCAGGTGCATCTACATCTCTAAATTCTCCAGGTTGTAAAGGTTGTGCATCATCTCTAACTCTAATACCACGCATTTTAAATCCAGATGGTAAATTAGCTAAAGTTCCTGCATCTAATAATTGTCTTAAAGCTGATGTTGCAGTTCTAGATAAACCACCAATCATATGAATTAAACCAAAGCCATAGAATCCAAGCCCTGGTAAAAATTTAAAGTGAACAAAATAATTAGTTCTATTTCTTAATGGATCTTCTGCTTTGTAATTACGTCTAATAGATAAAACTTCTCTTGATCCTTCTTCAATCGTTACAACGTATGGAAGTTTAATTCCTGTGGGCTCACCAGTTTGAGGATCTTTATCTTCAAAACCTTCTAAATCTAAATTAACATGACATTCTAATAAAGTATAAATATCATCTTGTCTTTCAATTCTAATTCCTTCTAATTCTCTTTGTTTACTTTTTATTTCATTTTCTTTTAATGAGGGTTCTCCAAGTTCTACATCTTTATAAAAACCATTTACTTGTTGTTTACGTAAATCATTTTCAGAAATTTTAATTACATGAATAACTGCTTCTGCATCTTCTAATGATGTTGCTGAATAAGGAACAATTAAATCTTCTGATGGAATAAATTTAGATACTGCTCTACCTAGTATTGAATCATAATAAACTTTTTTAAATGTAGAACCTGATAAAGGTAAATAAAATAACATTTGATCAAATTCAGATTCATATTCTTTCATGACATCCATAATTTGATAATTCATAAAATCTTTAACTCTATTTGCTTGATCTTGTCGTTCAGGTGTTATTGATCCAACAATCTGTGTTCTAACAGGTCCACCTGCTGGTAATAATTCTTTATAAGCTTGTGATTGAAATTGTGTTACTGATTCTGCAAGCACTGGATGAGTTACACCTGATGCACCTTTAAATGGTTCTGTTCGTCTTTCATATTTAAATCCTAATAGATCTAAACCATTAGTATATGCCATTTCCCAATCTTGTCGTGAAGATCTATATTCATTATAATCATCCACTAACTCTGCACCTATTTCAGTTAATTCTTGTTCATCAATTATTTCTGCTAGATTAGATAAGTGATCACTAGATTGTAATTCTTGAGTTGGATTAAAAGAGATTTCTGCACCACCATCTTCCATTGGATTAATTTCAATGTTTTCATTTGAAATTTGTGGAATTAATTCATCTCTAGTTTCTAGAGCAATTTCTTGTTCTTTAAATTCTGGATCCGAAGGAGTTGGACTAATATTGGGTAATGATTTATCTATTTCAGCCATGATTAATTCTATCTTTTTTTAAATAATGATTCAACACCTTGTGAGCTAGGACCTCTATCAGGTGGTATCGTATTTGTCAATCCACCGTTAGACATACTCACTCGTCCACCATAAGCCATCATGGTTCGCGGATCTTGAACTTGATTAAATCCAACAACAGGTGAATTTTGTGATTGATTATAAATATCATATGCAACTTGTGCTGCCGTAGCTGGTAAACCAAGCACTGGAATAGCAGAGGCAGCTCCTAAAGCAGAACCAATATAATCTCCTTGGCCAAATCTTTGATAAGCATCTAACCCAGCTAGCCCTGCTCCTACAACAGGTAAAGCTTGAAATGCTTTTCTTCCTAATCTACTCATTAAACTTCCAGTTTCAACTAAATCTCCACTACCTTGTAAAAATAATTTTTGAGCCGCTTGTGGATCTAACACTATTTCTCTTGTACCTGTTAAACCTCTTTTTAATAAATCTTGAACTTGATTAGTAGGAACGGTTGCTTCTAATACATTTCCTACAATATCTCCTCCAAATTGTGTTCCTCTAAGAGCCCCTTGTCTTGCATATTGTAAGGCTGTTTGATAATCAGGAGTTGCAAAAAATTTAGATCCCATGAAAGCTTTTGATGGATCTACAGTTCCATGATAAATTGTAGATAATCCTTCTCCAACATCAGAAATTACTTTTCCAGGAGATGCTAGTTGAACACCTGTTCTAAATGCTTGTAAGTAAGGATTTTCTAAAAATGCATTTGGATTATTTCTTAAAGCATTCATTTCACTATATCCTAAATTACCAACTTGGCTTCCTAGTATATTTGTTAATGGATCTGAACTACCTACATTCAATGTATTAACAATATTATTAGATGTTGGAAATATTTCTGGTTGTGGTTGTGTAAACGCTGTTTGATCTTGTGCTGAAACTTGTTGACCAGAAAAAGGATCTACTGTTGGAACTTCAGTTTGTAATTCGGCTTTTTTTCTCCTATAAAGATCGTAAACATCTTGTTTATCTTCTGCTCTGGATAAACCAGCAATGTATGATTTAACTTGATCAGGAATATCTAAAAATTCTGATTGATCTTGTGCTGAAACTTGTTGACCAGAGAAAGGATCTACTGTTGGAACTTCGGGTGTTGTATTTAAACCATAACCAGGAGATTTATTATATATAGATGAAAATGCTTGAACCATTTTTGAAGTATCATCTCCTGCATAAAAAAAAGGATTTGAATCAGGATCAGAACTACCTAAAGGTCCTTTATGATATTTATATTCATTATATAATCTATTCATATCACCACCAAAAGATCCTTGATTGGCAGCTAGCACTGCATCTTTGAAAAGTTCAAAATCAGAAACTCCACCCTCCGCGTATCCCGGTCTTTCACGAAACATACTTGCAATACCGCCGTTCGCGTATCGTTTTCTTTTTTTAAATAAACTACTTACACCACCTTTTTTATATCTTTTAGAAAAAGTTCCCATCACGCTATCATATAAATCAAATATTTCTTTTTTAGATAATCCTTCTGTTTCATAACCTTTTTTATTTAAACTTTTTTCTTCAAAACTTTTAACTTCTCCACCGTCTGCAAGATCTATAAATAATCTTCTTCTTAAATATTCTTCAACAGGCATAGGTGAATAAGATTTAGGAGGTGCTACATCTTTTGGTTCAAACATAGGCATAGTTTCCATTATGTAATCTTCCAACGTATCAAAATTTGGTTTCTTTGCTTCTATGTTTCCTGCTAATTCTTCCTCTGAATAAGATTCATATTTACTTAATGGATCTTCTGGTCCTAACTTATTCCCCTCTTTTTTTCTTTTTACAATTCTACCACCATCTTTATAATTGAATACAGGTGATCCTTTACGTTTTAAAAATCTTCTAAAGCCAGCATTGGTATCTGGAAATAATTCAGGATTTGCATTAATTAATTCTATGAATTCTTCTTTAAGTAATTGTTTAACATC